ATAGACTCCATGATGTTTGGTTGCACAATCAATGCTAATGATCGAGGAGTGGCCCTTACCGGTGGGGCAAACAATAACTTTTTTGGAGGATGCCGGAACGAATGGAACACCGGCGATAACTGGTATGCGTACCAGTCGGTGGAGAACCAGATTTTCGGTGAACTGTGCGACAGGGCCGGAAGGGGGGGTGTGGTCGCCGGGGCGAAATCCTCATGGATTTTAAACGGCGTTAACGTCCGGCGCAGTGGTGCTAATCAACCCGTGGGTAATGACTATTCCGCAAACTTTATTATTATTGATGACGGTAAAATTGAACTCTCAGGGGTAAGAACTGGTGTCGGTGCGAATGACAGCGGTGACGGAGGGACAATCTCGCCATCCTACAACGTATCGGCTCTTGGCTCTGGTGGCGGTTCGCTTCTGGTTTCCGGAAGTGATATGTCTGGTTTTGTTACCTCAGCAATTAACCAGAAGGCGACCACGTTAAATAAGTCGATAACCGGCAACCTTGGTATGGACGATGATGTAAATGTTGGAATGACCCAGGTTGTTAAAGGCCGGCGAATTATTGGTTCACAGTCATCAGGTACGTTAGCAGGTTCTGTGGGTGCAACGTTATCTCTGACCAAGACCAACATATTCCAGAATTCTTTCGATACATATATTACCCGTTCAATCCTAATTGAATGTCGAATTGGTAGCCAGTCACTTGGTGACGATATTAAAATTCCCGTCAGATTCAGAAGGGAGAATCTTTATTATCTGGATATCCTGACCTCGGGAATTGTTGCCAGCTCTGCACGCATTGGGCTTTCAGGGACTGGCGTAACGGTATCATTGTCCATTAACAGTTCAACCGGTCTGGTTACAGTTCTTTTGACTAGTGTTGACGGTCTGGAAAGAATGGTAAACGTTTCTCTTCTCACATCAATGTAGGTAATTAAATGGAAGATAATTCAGAGTTGTTAGAACCGCCATTCGAAACATGGTTTAGGAACTTGGTTTCTTTGGCAAGAGATAAAGGGCATTCAATTGAATTAGTAGCATATAAAGGGATGTGGGTTGATGCATTTTCTGAAGGTTACACGCCAGAGGCGGCGCTAACGAAAAGATTTAACAATTGAAAAAGATTACGATGCTGATTACTTACCAATTATCCATATATTGATAATTGTGTATGATGGACTGACCAAACTAAGGAGGTTCATCATGCATAGTAAACGGTGGTCATCATGTCTGCATCGCTAACCGCTGATACAATAAATCAGGGGCTTAGCTACGGTGCGCTGGCGGCAGTTATCGCCGGCGTACCTCCTGAAGTGGCGCTGGGATCGCTGGCCGGGGCGGTAATTTTTGTTACCTCTGCTGTTGAGTATCCGGTCAAGCGCCGCGTTCTCCTGGCGCTACTCAGCTTTCTCTGCGGTCTTCTCTTCTACAAACCCACAGCATCAATCCTTATCGGCGTTGCCAGTATGATCCCCACCATCACACAGGACTCGTTCGAGCGGGGCATTGTCTACTCCGCCGGCGCGTTCGTTGCGGCAATTGTCGCGGTGCGGGTCGGGATATGGCTGTATCACCGCTCTGACAATCCGCGCGATTTAATCCCGGGAGGAAAAGACGATGACAGGCCATGATCTGCTGCCTATCGCTAATTCCATCATCTGCGGCGGGATAGCGCTGCGGGTGATGTTCTTCCAGCGCAACGGATCGCGCCACCGCCGCTGGGGTGGGTGGATAGCCTATTTCCTCATCGTGGCGGCAGCCAGTATCCCGCTGCGTACCGCGTACTCATACCTGTACCACTTCCCCATGACCGCAGATCTTTCTGAGGTCGTTATCAATGCTGTGATGTTCGCCGCGGTGCTGAAAACGCGCGGCAACGTCGTGCAAATCTTCAAGATATCGAGGTCGCAACATGGACATTAACGAGTTTCAGAAAGCTGCCGGCGTTAGCCTGGCGCTGGCCACACGCTGGCATCCGCACATCGTGGCGGCCATGAAAGAGTTTGGCATCATCAAGCCACTGGATCAGGCGATGTTTATTGCCCAGGCCGGGCATGAAAGCAATGGATTTACCCAGCTCGTTGAGAGCTTCAATTACAGCGTGGCGGGGCTGGCTGGTTTCGTCCGTTCCGGGCGACTGACGCAGGGCCAGGCTAATTCCCTCGGGCGCCGGCAGGGTGAATTATCGTTGCCACTGGAGAGGCAGCGGGCCATTGCCAATCTGGTGTACAGCAAACGCATGGGGAATAACGGGCCGACCGACGGCTGGTTTTACCGCGGGCGCGGTCTCATCCAGACCACCGGACTGAACAACTACCGCGATTGCGGGGCTGCCCTGAAGGTGGATTTGGTTAAGCAGCCGGAGCTGCTGGCGCAGGACGAGTATGCAGCGCGGAGCGCGGCGTGGTACTTCGTGAAATATGGATGCCTGAAGTACACCGACGACCTGATGCGCGTCACGCAGATCATCAATGGCGGCCAGAATGGTTTAGACGATCGCCGTGTACGGTATCTTTCGGCCAAGAAGGTGCTTTTATGAATAAACTATTTTCTTTGCTTATTCCCCGCTGGGAAACAGATACAGTTGCTTTGCAAGAAACAGAACGTGGTCTGGAAATAGTTTGCAGCTATTCCGACATCGATCCTGGTGAATTTTTCGATGCGATGTGCGAGCTGAAAACATTTACCTGGCTGAATTGGTCATGGCCATATGGTGAGCCAATTAACGTTCGCCGATTTCAGCCGAAGGTAAGTATATGATCACGGCATTCATGAAAGCCTACTGGAAACAGTTGCTTATCGTGTCCATGCTTGCTGCTCTGGTGGCCGGCGGCGTTATAGCCTGGAATATTCACGGTGACAGACAGTACGACGCCGGGTATGAGCAGGCGAAGGCTGACCGCAAAGCAGAAGATGAGAAAGCCCGTCAACATGATGAACAGGAGAAAGCAACCAATGAACGTGAGGCGCAGCAGAGGATCGACCAGGCGCGCAATGATGCTCTTGATGCTGCCGCTCGCGCTGGCCGGCTGCAGCAGCAGCTCGTTGCCATCCGTGAGCAGCTCAGGCAGTATAACGCCACTGTCGGCGCTGGGACGCCAGCCGCAGACACCGGAGTTTTGCTTGCCGACGTGCTCGAAAAATCTCTCGAACGAAACCGGCAACTGGCAGAATACGCTGACCGGGCAGCAGAAGCCGGAAGGGTCTGTGAAAGACAGTACGATGAACTAACCAGGTAGCATGGTATTTTTCATGGTACTGTTTCCCGGTGACGGTATATAAAACGGTACGCAGAATTTATCGCTTCATAAACTTGTTTTCAGTCAATTGGTTACGAGTGCTGTAAATAATTGAGTGGGAGTAATCCCCGGCGTTAGCTGAGTAAAACGAAACCCTCTGTGTTTACAGAGGGTTTTTTTATAGCTGCTACATTAAGGTCTCCCACCTGACGGCAAGCG